CTGCCCCTCAGAACCGACCGTGATCCGGAACTCAGGGTTGGTAGCCAGTTTGTAGCAGAAGTAATCCTCAGCCAACGTGGTCTTACCATGCTCCGGAGGCCACAAGATGAGAGTGATGTTGCCGGGTGGCGTATTCTCGTAGGCTTCGATGGCTTTAATATGGAACCACGGGGAAGAATGCCCGAAATACTTGCTTCGGAAACTTTGGAACGTGCCATCCCAATCTTCTTTGCCGCCCTCACGGAGAGCCTTCTCTCTGATAGCGTCAGCACGCTCACTGAACTCAGGGATGCGTTGACGCCACTTATCGTAAGCCGACCGGGTGACACCAGCAATCATGCACGCCTTACTAATAATCCCATGCTCCGCTAGCCCTGCGAGGAACAGGTCACGGGTTTGCTGGCCCCTGACTTTGCTGACGTTGCCGCCGTACTGTTCTATCGGAGTATCAGTCATGGGCCGGGGTGGTCTATGAGTGGTCGAAGATCGACTTCGCTACCACTAACTCAATCGTTTCGGCGGCAACCACAACATCGGCACTAGCGATCTTGATTGTGTGGGTGCCGATCTGCTCCAAGGAAATGTCGGCATAGTAGATACCGCTATCCGCAGCGCCACTACCTTTGGTTACTGTCGGAGCGGGGTTTCTATCAGTACCGTCCGGTAGGCGATGCGTGGCGGTAGCAACCGTAGCAACCCCCGTTCCCGCCGTTTTGAATGTAGCGGTGACTCGTACTTGGTCGCCTTTATCGTATGTAGCCATTAGACCCCCACCAATAGTGTCAAAGTATCCTGTTGTTCTTCCGCGTTGCTACTACCAGTAATGTTATTCACAGTAAGTACCAGTTCCGGCTGAGGAACCTTGCGGATAAGAGAAGCCAAAACAACAGTAGCCGTACCGGTGATATCAGCCTCAATGTATGCGACTTCAACAATAGCAGCAGTTACCGTAGCCGCACTTGTGATAGCACCCGTTATCTGCCGTTCCCTGACAACCGCAGCAGTAACCGTACCCGTAGCCGTAATATCCCCAGCAACATACGCAACTTCTTTAATCGCTGCCGTAACCGTAGCCGTGCCAGTAATCGCACCCGCAATCGACGCAACCTCAACAATCGCTGCCGTAACAGTCGCCGTACCAGTGATCGCACCGGCTATAGAAGCAACTTCAACTATTGATGCTGTGACAGTCCCCGTACCGGTAATCGCACCCGTGATCGCATGAACCTGTATTCCCTCATAGGAATAAACGGTACTTCGATAGTCGATGCCGGATTGGCGATAGTCAATAGCCATTAGTCTTCCAGCGCCGCCAAACGGGCATCCTCTACGACCTGTGCTGGCGGATCGAACGGCCACACAACCTCAGACACACGACTGTACACCGACGGCAGATTCCGCAACGACTGGCGGTACGTTGCCCATTCCTCAGCGGTGTGGTCACCTAACGCTGCGTCACCTAACTGTGTCCAGTCTGCTGCTGCCAGCATCCCGTTGCGTTGCGATCTGACCATGTTCATGTCCAGATCGGCGGCCTCAGCCCGTGCCGTCAGTTCTGCTTCTTCTTCCGCTGTCAGGTCGTAGTAGACCCCGTTGACAACCTTCTGTCTAGCCATAACTATGCTCCTGTAACTCCATATAGGGTGAACGTGCTGAACTCCGCGATGTCGCCTAAACCGCTTCGGGAGGTCACTCCAATCGCGGTGATTGCCGCAGTTGAACTAAACAATCCCGCTATCTGCTGCACCTCCCACCGATAGTCGGTTGTGGAGTCGTTCTCAAAAGCGTTGCTGATAAGCACCTGCTTGAAGTTCGCGGTATTCGCGTAGTTCGGAATCCACATTGTGAGCGACCCGAACGTGTCAGCAAGTGCAAGGGCACCAGGAGCCTTGGGCCAGATAAAACCGCCCCGCACACTGGTCGCATACCTCTCGCTGACAGGAGTGGCGCTGTACGCCTTCAAGATGGTGGACGAGTATTCACTGGTGGTGGTGCTGCCGTTCAGGGTCACCACCCACTCGTCGGCATAGGCTGAACGCTCGCTGCGGCCCGACACCTTCAACAGCAGATGGTCGTAGGACGCCGCGATGCTAGTTTCGGACCATGACACGACACCGCCTGTGGCGATTTCTTCGTGTTCGATAACAGTGAAAGCAGCCATCAGGCACTATTCAATCCGTAGAGGGTGAACTCGCAACCACGGCTGAAACTTCCAGCGTTAGGTGTGAACAGGATGGTGGTAATCGCCGCCGTGTTATCCCACAGCCCCGACCCGAACTGGACCCGATTATCGGTGTGGGTCAACGCACTCCCAGCCATAAGACTGCATGTCGTGTTCTTGTTCGTGTTCGCATAATCAAGGATGTCCATGATGAACGAGGCGTATTCGCCCGGAGGCAGCGACGACCCGTGCATACCGTCACTCGTCTGAATGTACGCCGCCCCCGTTTGGGCATACGCAGTAGGGGACGAAGTTGATCCACGCACGTTGTGGTTGCTGTAGTTGGTTCCCGTGTCACCGTTGAGGTTGATTTTCAATCTCATCGCATACACGCCTGAGGTGCTGCGAAGCGACGCCCGCAGTTGCAGATGCTCATACGACGCAGGGATAGAACCAAACGTCACCGTCGCAGCATCAGCCTCCAAATACTGGGTGGCGATTGCTTCAATAACAGCCATCAGGCCACCATCCTAGGGAGGATGCCGAACAGGGAGATCATTGAACCAGCCGCAAACGTACCGCCAGCCTTCACGTCGATTTCGGTTATGGCGGCTTGGCTTTTCCAGATGCCAGCCTCCATCCAAGCGGTATCAGGATTGCTGCTTTCACCAGCAGACTGGACTGTAAGAGATTTCCATTTACCAGAGTTGATGTCGAAGATGTTGTGAATCACCGCTGAAAAAACATTGGCCGTAGAATCGGAACCCGATATGTACGCCAACCCTGTCGAAGTAGGATTGGTGCGTTGCGCCCCAACCGAAGTACCGTTGCCATACAAATCTTGGGCGCTGTAGTTACTTCCCGTGTCGTTGTTGAACTGTAGAGTGATGTCTTTCCAACTACCAGCAGCAGCACTTCGACAGTAAGAGATGATTACAAGATCCATGTATTGGGAGAAGTCTCCGACCTGACCGTCGTCGGTGCTGACGAACGATACGTCTGCCGAACTTGGTGTCGCCGTGCTGATACCGACCCAAGCCTCCCCATCTTCCAAAACTCCATCTACGATATAACTTGGGTCAGCCATTATGCAGCCACCTCGTATCGGATGATGACAATGCCCGCAGCACCGTCCTTGCCCGTTGCCACGGCGCCTGAGTCAGAACCGTTGCCGCCGCCGCCTGAACCCGAGTTTACGACACCGCCACTTGGCAGCCCAGCCGAACCAGTACCACCTCCACCCGTACCTCCCGCTGCCCAAGTACCCCCTGCGGCACCCCCTCCACCAGCGTAAACAGCGGTCGTGTGACCCGACGAGTCCCCAATCCCGATGTAGGTGGCCCCGTCACCGCCTTCGCCACCGTGAGCGGTACCCCTCGCTCCAGCATCTTGTCCTGCGGCACCTGCGCCGCCACCGCCACCACCAGCACGGTTAGTGGCATCATTTTCGGCACCGTCACCGCCAGCGTTTCCTGTACCTACACCCGATGCCAGACCGCCAGTCGAACCGCCTGACACGGTGCCCCCGCCACCACCTGAACCACCCGCTGGGACGGTGCCTCCGACGGTGCCTCCACCGCCGCCACCGCCACCGCCGTCACCTGTAGCGCCGAAAGCCGTTGAGTCGGTGCCAGAGCCGCCGTTCGCTGCGCTGGCTGCTGCACCGCCTGTTCCGACGACAATCGTGTACGTCCCAGCACTCACAGCGAACGCCCCGCTTGTCACGGTTGATCCAGCGCCCCCACCGCCAGCCATCGCATAGGAGGTAGCGGTCTTGCCACCGCCAGCACCCCCGCCTGCGATTACGAGATACTCCACATCAGCGGCCCCAGCAGACACAAAGAACTTGCCCGACCCACGGAACGTATGAACCCGATACGTCGTACCAGAATCAACGTACTGCGTGATGATCCCACCAAACGCCGTCAAAGGCGCGCCGCCGAACAGGCCACCATTCAACCAAGTAGACACAGCCGTCGAAGGGTGCCCCTTCTTGGTGTCCATGCGGCCCTTCCAATTGGAAACCGCCGTGGACGGATTCGTCCGGTCCTGACGGAACACGACTACGCCGTTATACGGTTGACGTAGCCAAACAACTGGATAGCGGATGTAGTAGCAGCAAAGGCACGGACCTCTAACTCCGTAGAGTTACCCTTCAAAAGCAGTCCCGGAATCACCAGCACCAAACCAGCCTCAGTAGCAATCGTTGACTCAATGATCGAACCCGCCGAAGCAGACCCCCACTCAATAGTCAACTTGCGGTCAGACGAATCATAGTTCGCTGCGTAAATCCATATCTCGTCATAAGTCGTCGCTGTACCCGACGCCTCATGAATCAGTTTCCCTGCCGTAGCGGCATCATCAACGAGGATACCCAACCCGTCGGTGCTGCCCGACAGTTTGATCTTTTCGATTGTTGCCACTATCGCTCCTAACTAAAAACTTGTGTATGAAAAATCATGCTGGCCGTCGGACTCGTAACCCACGCCGTAGTAGACGCAGCCGTACCAACAAGGATAGCACCAGCAACAGCATTGGAAGCAGTCAACCCCAACTTCGTTTCCAACGCGACCGTTGCACCATGCACATTGACATGCATGACATCATGCTGCTTACCGGTCGCATCCAAATCATCACTGGACGCGATGTCTGTCCGAAGTTGGGAACCTACGGTGTCAAGCGCACCGGGATATGCAGTAGCCATCTACTTCTTCTTCCGCAACGGATTTGGCTTCTTTATTATAGAGTCCAATTTCTTCAGTTCTTTCTGCCAGAACCCAAGTGTCTCCTCTCGGAAAGTCCCCCAAGCCCGCTGACCCGGATCAAGGGTATAACCACTCCCCCGTCCACTGGCCTTGTGCTTCTTGGCGGTCTGAGGATACTTCTTGTTAGCCATCAGGCAAGCGTAATCGTTATCGCACCAGCAGCCACAGTAATCGTGTCACCAGACGCCACCGTCTTAGTATCAGTAACCGCCGTA